GTGTTCTTTGTAACTTTGAAGAAAAGTACATTGAACTTTTCGGTAAAGAGCCTGCGGCTGCCGACCGAATCCGTAAAGAATGGTCGGCTAACTGGAATGTTTTTTGCCAAGAAGGACATTTCGAAAAACTGAATTGGTTTCCTGGCGCACATGTTTTGCTTGACCACGTTAAGCGAACAAACATCACCACAGAAATTCTTTCTTCATCTGGTGGTAAAAAATACCACGATATGGTCGAAGCAAGTAAAAAAAAGTGGCTGAAAGAACACAACATTCTTTATAAAGCAAATATTGTTCCTGGTCGTTCCTATAAGACTGCATACGCAACACCAGAAACTGTCCTAATTGATGATACTTCAGATATCATTGAAGCTTTTAACAAAGCAGGTGGTCACGGCATTCTTCATAAGGATGTTGGTGAAACTATCAAAATTCTGGACAAGCTATTGACAAATGGCTAAATATTTTATATAATGAATTTTGTGGATAAAAAAACATACAACGACATACATCGCATATACGAAAGGAAATATTATGTCATTCGCTAATCTTAAACGCAACCGTGATAGCCTTGATAAACTCACCAAGGCAATTGAGAGCACCACACAAACTGCTGAGGCTGGCTCCAAAGACGACACCCGATTCTGGACTCCTACTGTTGACAAATCTGGCAACGGCATGGCTGTCATTCGTTTTCTTCCTGCACCTGGTGCTGACGGAGAAGATGGCCTTCCTTGGGTTCGTTTGTTCGACCACGGTTTTCAGGGACCTGGTGGCTGGTACATTGATAAGTGCTTGACCACACTCAACGAGAAGTGCCCTGTTTGCGAACACAACAACACTCTATGGAATTCTGGTGTTGAAGCAAACAAAGATGTTGCACGTAAGCAAAAGCGCCGTCTTTCTTACATCGCAAACATTTACGTTGTTTCTGACCCATCTAATCCTGAGAATGAAGGCACTGTTCGCCTGTTCAAGTTCGGTAAGAAAATCTTCGATAAGATTACTGAAGCAATGAACCCAGAGTTTGCTGATGAAACTCCTCTAAATCCTTTTGATTTCTGGGAAGGCGCAAACTTCAAACTGAAGATTCGCAATGTTGAAGGCTACCGCAACTACGACAAATCAGAATTTGCTGATAAGTCCGAATTGCTTGGTGGTGATGATGCTAAACTTGAAAAGATTTATTCTCAAGAATATTCTTTGAAAGAAATGGCTGACCGCAAACACTTCAAAGCATATGATACTTTGAAGGCTCGCCTTGATAAGGTTCTTGGCTTCGAAGGCGTTGCTACTCAGAGCCGTGCTGAAGATGTTGAGATTCCTGTTGTCAAAGCAAAAGGTGGAGTTGCAATTCCATCTAGTGTTGATGATGATGACTTGGATTATTTCAAATCTCTAGCCGAGCAAGAATAAAACTGTAAGGCTATCCTCCTTGCCAGTTTGACCCCGCCTAGTGCGGGGTTTTTCTTATGTCGGAATAGAAATGGCACTTGATACAAACAATTCTAGTGCATTCATGTCTCTAACACCTGCAACTATGGATGACTGAGGTGCTCCACCAGATTGCACGTTATTGTTTGTTGTTGGTGAATTGAAAACGTTCACTCCTGGAAGTGCAGAAGCTAATTCCATTCTTCCATCGTTCATGTTGACACTTCCTTGAGACAGTATTCTACCTTTTAGATAATCTTCAACGGTATTTTCTAAATGTGGATTTGTAAGTCTAGCACCAGAAGGTTTTTTCTGTCCATCAGGTCCAAGTTCATCCGAAAATTCCGGCAGGCCTGCGGCTCTCCAAACAGGCATATTTGGATTATTCTTTAGTGCTTCAACCAAATCTTTTGCACCTTTGGGACCAACAGACCAAGCCAATCTTATCAGGTCATTTGTTATATTCTTAAATCCTTGACCTTTTAATCCTTCGACCATTCCGTCATATACAGCTTTAAATAATTTGTCCTGGTTCTGTGCATTGAATATATCACTCTTTGTCAACCCTGCTCTTTTTAAATTATTTTCTAGTGTTGATGGTAAAAGACCGTAGCGACCAACGGCCCCTTTATTTTTGCCAGCCTTATGTCTCTCATTTGCTATGGCCAAAACTTCACCGATTGTAAGCTCGGACAAATTTTTCCCGGTTTGTTGTTTTATTCTTGGGTCACCACCAGCTTGTGAAAATCCATATATTGCATCATAACCAGCAGCACCACCTTCACCTCCTGCCACCCTATTTCTAAATTCTTCAAATGACATTGCATTCATTGAAGAATACTGTTTAAGTTGTGTTGGTTTTAATTCACTTCCTGTTTGAGATTCAGGAATAATGTCTTTCCAGCTTGAACCGAAACCTCCACTTGGTGTGTATTCTTTCAATTTTTCTCTGAAGATATTGGAAACGTTTGGATTTAATGCATTTCTGAGTTCTTCATTTTGTCTATCCAATTCTGCTTGTAGTGCTTCAATTTCTATTCTTAAATTATTTTGCGCCTGCCTTCTCAACATTGTATTGTTTCTGGAAATTGTTTTGCCAGGACTTCTATCATTAGCTATAAGTTCATTTATACTGGTTTCTTCTTTTTCGTATTTTGTGGTTTTTGTATCTATTTCTTCTTGCAATTGTTGTCTTGTTTTTTGTTTGTCGGCAAATAAATCTGCTGTGAGAACAACAGACATGGCCGCTGCTGCACCTTTTGGTCCAGCTATTGCGCCAATACCGGCTGCAACCGCAGCTAGTATAGTTTTTCTGTTGTTTTGAAAAAACTCATTGAAAAGAAATCCTATTCCTTTTCCTATACCCATAAAGCTTTCACCTAAAGTGGCAAATGCGGCTTTCGTATACGTGATGACTATATCAGAAGCAGTAGCAATAGCCTTGCCAACAGCATTAATTTGTGGAGCAAAATTCTTTATGATAATTTTTTCAGCATTATCAAAAAAATCAGTAAATTTTTTCGTTTCAAATTTTTCATCCAATTTTTTAGCCCATTGTCTTAAAATGGGCTCCTCAGAATTTGCATCTAGTCCCATAAATTCATAAATTTTATTTTTAATTGCTCCAAAATCAATGTTTTTAGACATTTCTTTTATAACGTAACTGCCCGCCAATAATGCAACTATGCCCAATATTGGAGAAACTCTAGCTATTATGCCGAGAGTACCAGTTATGAGACTGCCACCAAATGAAGCAATACTACCAATAATGCTACTTAAAGTGCCAAGTATTGATGTTCCTTCTTTTTTCTGGGTAGGCTTTGTGCCACTTTCTTTTTTTCTGCCTAGAGAGTCGATTGCTTGATTTCTTGTCTTAACGTCATACCATAAAGCATCTTGCGATTGTGCTGCTTGGCCAGCGGCTAGTCTTGTTAGTGTTGCTATGTTTTGGCGAGTGATGTTCATATCTCTCGCCATCATGTTCATGTTAAAAGTATTTTTGGCAACTACGCGAAGAAGCGCCTCTTGTCTCTCACTTGAAGATAATAAATCATTTGTTGCGGCCGTTTGTGCTGCAACTTGAGAATTACTCACTGCACCCGTATTGCCAGTAGAAAGAGGAGAATAGCCGCGACCAAATATTTTTTGGCCGGTTGCGGATAACATTCCTTTACCACCAAAGAAAATGTTTCTGACATTCATTCTTTCTTTTGCACTTTTAAGAACGGCAGAACCCATTGAACTAAGAACACCTTTGTTTTTCAGTTCTTGTTTATATACGGTTGAGAATCTAGTTGCCATTTATTTTTTTCTTCTTGCTAAATTTTGTTGTTTTATTTTTTCATTTTCTTCTTCAATATATTGCATCAACATACTCACGTAAACATTTCTTTCCCAAGGCATCATTTCGTTTAAATCACGTAAACTATATTTGTGGTGTTGCATCAACGCAAAATTAGTTTGGAAATGATTGCTTAAATTATCATAACGAATGGTTAGGCGAAAAAACTTTGGATTCCTTCAACTTCAATGTTGTCAGAATAACCACATTTTCCACATTTAAAATCAAGTTTTTTAGTTAACTTAGGAATATTTTCAAAAAATTGTTGTATTTTGCCAAACTGTTCTCTAGTTAAACTATCAATAAATTCAATTAGTTCTTCTTTTGGTGTATCTTTCGCATAGTAAATGCTCTCATCATCGTAAATATAATCTATTGAACCTAAAATAGTTTCAACAACCACATTCGTTGGATTGATTTGTTCAATAGAAGTCATCTTTTCAATACTACCAAAAGTTGGATATTTCAAAACAATTCCTAATTTAGGTGTTAATTCAAGCTTGTTTGTTTCTTTATCATTTAACTCAGGCTCAACTTCAAGTGCGTTAAAACTCAACTTTACAAGAGAATTACACTTTCTCTTTTCACCACCCTCATCAATTTCATTATTGCATTGATATTGCAAATCAACAGTTTCACCCACAGACCTCGCTCTCAAGTGTAAAAACAAATACTCAAAGTCTAAGATGGGTAAATCATCAACGTCTATTTTAGTGACTAAACAATTGGTTAGAATTTGTTTAATCGCCAGAATAACACCAGTTTCATCTTTTGATTCTGCGGCCATCAAAAGAATTTTTTCTTCTTTTACTAGAAAAGGTCTAAACTTTACTTTCTTCTTCAATAATGGCAAAGTAATTTCGTATAAAGGCACATCAATTTTAGGTAACATAAAATCTCCAAATTAAAAAATACTGAATGGGTTTCTCAATGCATCTCTTGCTGCTGCGGCAGTACCCCTTATCTGCCCACTTAAAACGTCTTTTATAGGAACTCCAGCAACTGAGCCACCCAATAGCGCATTTGTTGCTGCGGCTAAATCATAGCCTCCTTCATAAATTGTTCTAAATCTCTTGTACGAAAATTGAACAGTCACTCTATGAAATCCATCATCACCCCAACTTAAAGGTTGTGCTGAAATTGTTTTTGGAAAAGCATCAATCAATTCGACAGCATAAATTTGTTTAATGAAATCATCATATTGAACAATTTTTATGTTTGTCAGATATGTGTCGAAAGTCGTCGCTCCAATACCAGATTTTGCAAAACGCACATTGTTTGTGTCTGGTGCTATGATTGACTCCATCCATGAATCGAAAAGTTTTCTTTCATAGAATTCATTTGTACAAAGAAATGTGAATGAGGTTTCAGTGTAAACTGTCTGATACGGAATTTCATATGTTAAATTATATACTTGTATTGGTTCAGTATTTAATGATTTTCCGGGGAGTTCGGCATTTTCACACTGCAATGCTAGATATCTTGTAATTGAAGGATTTGAAGATACATCATTTCTATCAGTTCCGATAACTCTTGTTGTTACATCACTGAAAATTGAATTCGGTAAATTAATCAGTCTTTCCAAAAATCCAGTTTTTAGAATCTTTGAAACGCCTGACGGTATCGGCAAAATAACTTGAAAGCGGTTAGGTCTTGCTAGACCATCTTTCGCCTTAATGTTTGATAAAAATAGTTGTGGTAAAAATGACATTAAAATTTCTTCCTTGAGTCTGCCCAGACTTTGCTTGTAGATGCTTTTTCAAATTGTTCTACTGGTAACAATGCAGCAATATCCCATTCATCAGCAAATATTTCAACGAATCTTGATTCTACATGGCCAGCCAAATATCTTTTAATGCAAGGTGTCGCTTCAAAAGCGGTAGCAAAAGCTGACAAGGTTTGATAACTTAGCTTCAGTCTTGTTTGCATGTCATAGTTCTTATTGCTTGCAAACTGCGACAATTTGTCTAGTAGTATGATGCGATGTTTTGGATGAATATAGTGTAAGTTTAGACCCAAAAAACCATCTTTGTATTTTTGAATTGGAATTACCAATGGAAATCTGTCGTAATATGGCAATTTGTCTTTTGTTTTTGGGTCGTAATAAAAGAAATACATGTGACCAATGAAGTTTGAATTGGTCATTCTTTCTCTATCCTGCATCAACTTTTGTGGTGTTGGTTTTAGTTCTGTGACTTTCGAACGCAACCATGCGCGAGCCTGTGTGCTGCGAGCCTCGAAACCAGTTTTTGCTAACTGGCTGTTTATTCTGTCCATTAGATATGCCATAACTCTATTTATTTGCCTTTTAGGACGATACAATTACCTTGTTTTAATTCTGGTTTCTGTATAAGTATTGGTGTTCCCATTAAAGAGTTAAACCGAGGTCCTTCTCCGTAAGTATCTGAAACTTCCAACCGTGAGTATGACAGAACTCATCTGCTGCTTTCCACTTCATCTGGTTGATAGCGTAAGTTGCTGCTTCCTGTAGAAACTTCTGAGTCTTTCTTTTACCCTGAACAGGTTTCCTTGTTTGAGCTTCGGGTTTAACCTCAATCACATGAGTCATGACGGTTCCATCGGTCCTCTTGACCTTAATAATAAAGTCTGGAAAGTATCTATGTACACGACTATCTAGTGGGTGTACGTATGGTATCGCAAGTTCTTCTGAGGACCACCACACGATGTTTGGATGGTCATCAAAATAATTCATACATCGTAGTTCCCAGGAGGAACGGAAAATGATGTTATCCGGGTTGCCGTTGTACTTAGCCGGGTTTTTAGGGGTAAATTTACCCTTGTAGGAATTCTTGCCGTATGTCATATAAATATGTAGTCAACCTTCAGGAAAATCATGGCACTATTCAATTTAACAGATATTAAGTTTCAAGCTTCTCAGCCATACAGAGGAGCTAACTTTATCTCTAGCAATACGCTTACCGCCAATACGTTAAGATATCCTATTGATTTAGGAAATACGGACAAAGCGCACTATATGATTATTCATATAAATGCTCAAGAAAAAACAAGTTTCCCAGTAAAATTCGCAGACGACCCATTATCGACAATTCAGAGAAATAGACAAGCGTTGAAGCAATCAGTTGGCACTGTTAATTTGGGAGGTGTTGCTGATTTAACTAAAAACAACTTGCAAAAAATTGGTTCTGTTGGATTGGATTTTATTAGAACTAATACTCCCGCTTCGGTTCAAGAAACTTACAACAAAGGTTTGCAAGCAGTTTCTGATGTTCTTCTAGATAAAATTAATTCACCAGAAATACAAATTTTCGGAGCCACTGGGGGTGAGGTATTTAATAAAATAAACGAGGGCGTAACCGGTGCAAGAAAATCGGCTGAAGAAGCAGTTGGAAGATTAAATGATGTAAATTTCTTAAGAACAACCAAAAGAACTGTCGAATCTATTGCACTGTATATGCCAGGAACAATGGCATACACTAATACACAAAATTACAATCAGCTTCAAATGGGTGGCGAACCGGCAGCATTTTATGGTGCAGGTTTATCAATGATAAATGATGCTGTGAATGGAAAAATAAACGCAGAACAACTCGGTAAAAATCTGACGCCTTTCATTGCGGAAAAAATAAAAAACTTAGTTTCTCCACTTATTGGTCAAAATGGTGCATCTGCAATATTTGCTACTGCTTTTGGTGTCGTACAAAATCCACAATTGGAATTGGTTTATACTTCACCTGCTCTTAGAAATTTTAGATTCGACTTTATGTTTTATCCTTCAAGTCCCGGTGAAGCTGAAGAAGTTAATAACATAATACAACGTTTGAAATTTCATCAAGCACCAGAAATACTACCTGGTAGTGTAGGTTACTTTTTAGTTCCTCCGTCAGAATTTGATATTGAGTTTCACTATAATGGACAAATAAATCCGAACATACCTCCAATCTCAACTTGTGTTTTGACTTCAATAGATATGGACTTTGCACCTAAGGGTTGGGTTGCTTATGAAGTCGGGGCAGAAACTACTCCGTCATGGGGAAAAACTGGTATGCCATTTGCTATAAGACTTTCTCTAAGCTTCCAAGAAACCGAAGTTATGACGAAGTTTAATTATTCAAGCAAAAATTCTTATGGTGCGCCTAAAGGAACTTCTGGTCCACAAAGTTTTGAAGATGCTCGCCGCGCTGGAGCCTAATTAAATGGCAAAATATTTCATCAATTTTCCGAAAACAATTTACAGTCAAAAAGATTCCAAATCGGTTGAAACTGTAACTAATTTAACCACAACTTTTTCTTTTGATGAGAACATAACGGAAAATTCTGTTCTATATTATCAGTACGATGTTTCTGACGGTGAAACACCAGAAATTGTTGCACACAAAATATATGGTTCATCAGAATCTCACTGGATTATTTTGAAGATGAATGGCATCATTGACGTTAAAACGGATTGGCCATTAGACCAAAGAAGCTTATCTGTTGCGATTGATAAGAAATATGCAAACAACGGAATTTTAACGAGTCAAACCGGTTATCAATGGGCATTTAATAATACACACTCTTACTATAAAATTGAGACAAGAACAATTGTATCTTCTGGTGATAAAATAGTTGACGTAATTCAAGTTGATGCAAATACTTTTGCTAACATAACAACATCATCTGTTCAGTATACGCTGCCCGATAATAACATTGTGAAAATTGATACGACAAGAAATGCAAAAACGTATTATCAATACGAAGTGGAAGAAAACGATAAAAAGAGAAGTATTAAGGTTATAAAACCTGAACTGGTGACAACTATAACTAATGAGTTTCTTGAGGTAATAAATGTCTGATGGTAAAATAATATCCACTTCTCAATTTAAGGTAAAAAAATTAGCAATTGTTACTAAGTTGGGACCTGTAGATGTTTCTTCAATTTTTGAAGAACTGAATATTTTCGATAGTATTTTCACTCCATGTATTACTGGTAATATTGTAATAAGAGATTCAAATGGTTTGACGAATAAATTTTCTTTTGATGGTTCAGAAGTTTTAATTGTTGAAATGGGCAAAACTGATAGTGATGCAACTTTCAGAAAATCTTTTAGGATTTATAAACAGACCGAAAGACAATCAATCAATTTAACTTCAGAGGCATACATTTTGCATTTTGTTTCTGAAGAATTTATTATCTCTCAACAATCTAAAATATCACAATCTTTTAGAGACACCTATTCCAATGTTGTCAAAAAAATATTTTCAGACAATTTGGGTATCAGAGATAATATGATATGCTATATGGAAGAATCTGAAGGTATAAGAAAAATATTAATACCGAATATGAAGCCTTTTGATGCCATTAAATTTTGTGCAACAAGAGCTTTAAACAAAAAACAGTCTCCCACATTTTTGTTTTTTGAAAATAAAGTTGGTTATAATTTTGTGACTCTTTCGAGTTTGCTTGCTGATTCACCATCACATTATATTAATTTTAATATCAAAAATTTCGGTCAGAATTCAAATGAATTGATGGGTGCGATTAAGTATGAGGTCATATCTCAATTCGATTTGAATAAAAATATTACTTCAGGACTTTACGCTTCCACTTTTATGGGGTTTGATTACATTACTAAGAATTTTGCTGTCAAAGCAATTAATTATGACTCACTTTATGGTACAAGTGAACATGCAAATAAAACACCAAATATTGGAATCGTAACTAATAAATTTGGTTTGAAAAATACTGAAATGTATGACTCTAGAGTTGTTTTTTCTCCTATGAATGCATTCTACTCAGATAGTTCATACATTAAAGAAAATGACCCCGAATCTATCGATATTCAAGATGACCCCTACAATTATAGAGTTCAGAGAGAAGCATCTATAAGAAGTATTTTAAATCAGAGAGTTAAAGTTTTGATGCCTGGCAATTTTGATTTAACCTCTGGTTTAACAGCAGATTTGCAAATTCCAGTAAGAGGTCAGAACACCATAGGAAATAATGACACAGACTATTCTTTGAGTGGCAAATATATAATTACTGCATCAAGACAAATGATTACTTATCAGAAGCACGAAACGATTATTGAATTGGGCACAGATTCGAATAACAGAAAAAATGTTTATCAAAGTTCAGAATTACAAAATAGTTTAATGGATTCTTATGCTTAAAGAAGAAAGAGATATACTTTGGAGAGATATACTTTGGGGTTATGTTGTTGATGCAACTTTAGACCCTTTGAAATTGGGTCGGGTTAAAGTCAGAGTTCCTTTTAAATACTCATCATCTATACCAATAGATGATTTGCCGTGGGCTTCTGTTGCTGATAATGTTGGCAAACTTTCAGTTAGAGATACTGTCATGGTGTTTTTTGCTGATGGAAGCCAAACTGCACAATACCCTGTTGTTATTTCAAAAATTCCTGGTCTAAGACAAGGCATATTAACAAGCACAATACCTCTTGCTGAAGAATACTATAGATTAACTCCAGCGCAACAAAAAACACTTGAATCTTTTCCTAGACCTGCTGTAAATTATTATCAAACAGGTTATCCAGAAAGACCTCTACTTTCACAGGGAATTGTAGACGGAACTGCTTTAGGTAACGCGAATAATAATAGGGCTCACGTTTGCGACATTCGACAAGCAATGAAAAAAGAGGCCGCACTTGCGAGAATTAAATTTAGTGGAATTGTTACGAAAATTCGTAATGCTATTAGAGCAGTTTTAAAAAAACTGGGACTTTTACCTGATAGTGAATCTTCAAAATTTCTTGCATTAGCTACAGCAATAATACGAACAATTAGATTCATTCAAGAAGGAATAGATTTCATACGAGATGTTTCACAAGCTTTAATAGACTATGTGAGATATGTTCGTGCAATGATTGACTGGATTACGAATCTACCTAAAAAATTGGCAGCTTTTCTTGCTCAATGTTTGACAGAATTTTTGAGTGCATTGGCCGGAACTGTATCGGATATTTTTAGTGCGAGTGGTGTTCCTGGAGATAAATCAATAAGTGATTCGATAAATGCTATTCAAGGTATCGCGCTGGCAGGAAAAGAACTTTTCCAATCAGCAACAGAACTCGCTCAAGTTCCAGCACAGTTGGTTACCGCGATTACAACTCCAGCTTCACAAGATGATGTGAATAAAGTAAGTAATGATGTTAATAATTTTGTTTCTCTTTTTTCATCACAAACAGAGAACACTAGTAATAAGAAAATGCCTTAATTATGTCTGAAAATATACCATCAAAACCAATTGAAGATTCTGGCTGGACAGAACCAGAATCAGAAGCTAGTGTAGAAAATCCTCCTGTTTATCCTTTCAACAATGTAATGGCTACAGAATCTGGACATACTTTTGAAATGGATGACACCAGAGGTAGAGAAAGAATACGACTTCAGCATGGCGGCGCAAAAACTGGAGGAATAGGTTCGTTTTTTGAAATGCAATCCACTGGAGACAAAATAGAAAAAATTGTTGGTACAAATTATGAAATTATTGCAAAAGACAATAATGTATTGATTAAAGGCATATGTAATGTTACAATAGAAGGTGATTCAATTGTGCATGTCAAAGGCGACAAATATGAAAGAATAGATGGTGATTTAACGCAAGAAATTAAAGGAAAATACACTCAAACGATAGCCAAAAAAGCTTCTATTACTTGTGATAATAGTATGTATCTTGGTATCGGCGGCGCAACTCAAGGCATTTTAAGTATATCAACTGGTGATTTTGTTTATATTGATAGTAACCTTGCCGTGGGTGGAGAAATAACTGGTGATTTAATTACATCGGCTGGAAAAGTTAACGCCGGAACTGGTGTTACTGCCGGTCCTTTGGGTTTTGCTACTTTGTTAGGCGGCGTTTCGGCTGGACTTCCAGTTGCAATACCTGGTAAAATTGCGGCATCATTTTCTGTAAATGCTCCTTTAATTCAAGGTATTGTTGTTAGAGATATATTGGGAAGCATGGCTATGATGAGATTAACTTATAATTTTCATAAACATCCTGCACCCAAAGGAATTACTGGTTTACCTATTAAACCAATGTTATAATGGAGAAATTGAATGTCTAGTATTTTTGGAAGATTAAATTTTAATTTTGATGATTCTAAGTTTGGAAGCTCACTATATTTGCCTGATGAAACAAAAGAATATTTGAACACTGCACCGACAGAATTACAAACGTGGCAGATAAATGATATTGCAAATGGCAACATTCAGATGACTGACTACTATCAAAATCCGGTTATTAATGTTACCAATCAGCTAAAAAATAATGTCATAACTCTACAATCTGTAATATCAACAATTGAGTTTTATGATTATGTGGTGGATTCAGCTAATTTGATTTCTGGGTTAGCTAACTTAGTAATTCAAATTGAAGAATTTAAGAAGCATACAGATAATGTATGTGGAGCAAATTCTGCTTTTTCCACCACAAATGAAAGCGGAACTGACGCAGCAAACTATCCTGATTATGACCTTGCTGTTAATCTGGGACAACAACTTTTACTTTTAACTAATACATCGGATGGTGTTCAAAATGCAACTCCTCTTTTAGGTAGTATGACAAGTTTATTTGTTGGTGACGATATTAGTTCAAATTCTACTACTTTACAAAATGACCGTTTCACAGTGAACAATAGCTTGAGACTTGTTACCGTAGGAGATTCGTCAAATATTTACTGTAATCTAACATCAACCCAAATGAATACTCTAATAAGTCATGTTACAACCGCCAATACTCTTTTGGGTGGCAGGAGAGAACATGATTGGAACTTTTTCAGAACTGGTTTACAAGTAATGGACGACTATTATAAAGTTGATAAGTTAACGAGATTAGGTAACACACAAACATACCTTGTGACGAATTTAATTGGAACCGACAAATATAAAAATAATATATCGGCAAACACATAATA